AATCATCATGGTCTCCAAATCTCCTGAGATATCAAGGGTGTCTCAGGTCACCCGTTGGTTTCATGTGGACAGGATGCTAGACCGACTTCTTGAGCGTCCGCTGGGCACGCAGCCACAGAGTTAGTTCCTCTAGACTCATCCCGTCTAGGCAGGCGTGGTCCTCTAGCAGGCCTAGCATTTCTCCCAGTGCTTCAGCCAGTTCGTTGTCACGTTCAGTCTGTTTGAAGAGGCGGGTGATATTCTCTTCCTTCAACCAAGGCTCCCCCTCAGCGGTCACAGGCTTGTCACGCTTTTCAAACAGTCGTTCAAGATCTTCTTCTGTTTGCCGTATCCGTTCTTTGTATTCCGAACGGCTTTCGTGCGGCCTTAGATCTCTCCAGTTGATAGTCATCATGGTCTCCAAATCTCCTGAGATATCAAGGGTGTCTCAGGTCACCCCATTACAAAGGCCCCCAATAATCCAGAGGACTATCAGGGGCCTCCTGATTACAAAGACCCCCAATAATCCAGAGGACTATCGGGGGCTATGGTATGGGGGCGCGGCATATCTGTTATTGATACTCGATACAACTCGATCCCGGCCCATACCTGTGGAGGCATATTAATATTCTGATACCAGACCAACGACCCGACCCTATCGGGAGTGATGGTTACCCGTCCACCTAATTATCGCGGTCCATGACACGGATTCCGCTATAGAGTCGGGTTTACTCTGGCCGCATGCGATTACTTCGCAGTGACAACGGTATCCGATGTGGATCGCATTGGTGGGAAATAATACTCTTTAATCCTATCTGGAGGGGCCTTCTAGGGTGCTGCTCTTCTCACAATTCTGAGGGAATGCGTGCCGCCTTCATCCCTCGTGGGGTTACTCAGTCTAGAGCCGGGCGGGGCTTCCGATTACTGGCCGTCCGATGGGGCAACTATTGACGCTACAAACCGGGACGTATCGCGGATGGTAGGGCCTCAGGGCATGCCATGGGCAGGGGTCGGTCTTTACTTGTCAAACTGGCATTCCGCCATCGGGAGGCCCATGGGATGCCCCATAGGCCCACCGATGACGGCCCCCGTAGGGGCCGCCGGTGGGGCAGTAGGTCAGCCGTTGAGCCGCTTCCGTAGGGCCTTGGCAGCGGCGGACACTTTGCGAGTGTGGCCGGGGACGTTCAAGATCATGAGGTCTGCCAGAGTCTTCGCTGAGGTCTGAGGTGCACAGATGTGGGCCAATTCGTTAGATGTCCGCCAATCCCCATTGATAGATAGGTGCTGACATAGTTCGGTAGCCTTCTCAATTGCTTCACGTGCTACCGTCATCGCCTCGGCGGTCTTGGCGTAGCCTTCCGGGGCAGCGTCCTCAGGAAGCAGCATGGCCACGCCGCAGACCTTCTTCGCATTTGAGAATGCCAAGATGGCCCCCTCGACTGCGTTGTGGACGGTTTGGATCTCGGCTTGGACGGGGGAAAGGCCTGATACGGATCGAATGTTTGACATGGCTAGGTCTCCTGCGGCTGTGCCGCTTTGGGGTCATTGTGCCCGGCTCCGCATGGAACCCGTCGGCACATCAGGATCGTACCCGGGATATCGACCCGCGCCCATCGATTACTTGACAGAAACCCCGGATATATGGTGATATTTATGTAAGTCGTTCTAAGTTGTTGCCACATAAGCACTTAGAGGCACTTAGATCGCAAAAAAAAGAATCCGAAGATTCACCCACAACATATAGTGGTCGGCATTGGGTGACCCACAACATGTAGTATGGCCATAGGATCGCCCCACAAGGCCCCGCGTATCTAATGAGGGACAATACCCGCCGATGCTCAGGATGGCTCTATGGCCCCACTGTGGCCTCCTCAGGGGATACAGGCTAGACGGGGGCGGCCATTGGTGGCCTAGAATGGCCTAGTGTCGTAAGTACAGCCGTAGCAAGCACTTACAAACTTTCCTGGTTCTTTGGTGACGTAAGTACAGCCGTAGCAGGCACTTACAAAACCGCGCGGCCAACGGTCCTATTGACAATAGGTTGTCATTAGGGGGCCATTGCTATTGACACGCAGTAGCAACAGCGGAAGAGTATACATTACGAGCAGATCCAGTATAAGTATATTATATATCAGCCCCCATGTATATATATACATGCACCAGCCCCCAGTGGACCCCCTAGGGGGGGAAGAGGGGTTTGG